CTCATAGATATGATGATAGAGATGTATATTTAAGAAAGACCATAGAAAGTTTTGTAGATAATACAGAATTTGATAACATGTTTGATTGGTACATTCATTGTAATGGTCAATATGATTTAATGGATGATGTTATTAAAGAGATGTCTAGTAAATATTGGGATAAGATTAACTTTTACTATTCCTCATCTCCTGATAATATGGGAGTAGGTGTTGGTATTAATTATTTGAATTCATTGGTTAGAGATTATGAGTATGTTTTATTTTTGGAAGGAGATTGGATTTGTTTGCCCGGCGAAATTTCTGGTCATAATGATTGGTTACGAGACTGTCTTAATTACTTAGACGAAAACAAAAATATCAGTCAAGTGTTACTAAGAAGATATATTAGTGATTTAGATGACAGACAGTATGGTTATGGGTATTGGATAAGAGAAGATAATATAAAAAGTGTGGGGAAGTTAAAAAATACATATCTCCATTTACATAAGAAAGAATATACCAACAATCCATACATAAGAAGAAACAATGACTTTTATGATAAGAACATATTACCATTAAATGAATTCTATGATGAAAATGGATTACCTAATGAAATTAAAGGTTTATCCATGTGGGGACAAGCTGAGATACAAGCAGAGTCAAAAGGATATGAAATAGAATCATGTTATCTAGCATTTGGAAACATGGTACATTGTGAAGCATGGCATTATTATAAAGAGTATGATAAATTGATTGAGGAAGATATGACATGTAAAAAGTATTTGGATGTTGGTAAAGCAGGATGTAAATATGGATACTTCTTCCCCGCAAAAAAGTTCTGTGATGTATGTGACCATTCTAAAAACTTCATGGATTTAGAAAGACACGAACAAGAATACGAAAGTAAATTATAAGGATATGACACATAAAAGTAATTTTGAGAATGTTTTTTGGCATATAGATAGTATGCAATTAATTAGCAACGACTTATATGAAGTAAGCGGTTGGATTTTTAGTACAGAAGGAAGTGTTAAAAAAGTAATTATTGGAGACGTAGAGTATGCGAATCTCCAAAATGGATTGTACCCTAGAAAAGACGTCAAAGAAGTATATCCTGATTTACCTAATGATCTGGTGGGTTGGACTTTCATGGTTAAACCCTCTAATGTAAATGCTCCTATAGATATTATTTTGGATAACGAAGTGCAGGTTTCGAATATCGGCACCTTAGATTCCTGGCATGTCTTTAATTCCGGTTTTAATCCTCACGCTTCTAAAGATATTGTTGTTGTGGATAATTTTTACATGCAACCAGACTTAGTGAGAGACTATGCTATTCATAATCTAAAATATTCCGAATCTGATTATCATAGAGGTAGAAGAAGCGATACCTCTTTTATACTAAATGGAACACTAGAAAGATTTGAGGAGATATTAGGGAGACCTATCTATAATTGGAACCATCCGGAATATGCCAATGGGAGATTTCAATATTGTACTTCGACAGATCCTATTGTATATCATGTAGATTCTCAAAAGTATGCCGCCATGGTTTACTTAACGCCGGATGCACCTTTACAGAGTGGAACCGCAACATACAAAAGCATTCATACAAAAAAGACAAAGTTTGATGAAGCTAGTGGTAAAGATTACGAGAAAGCATTTAAGGGAAGAAGTAGCGAATTAAATTTTTATGATAAGACATCTTTTGAACTAGTTGATAATATAGCTAACGTATATAATAGATTAGTTTTGTTTGATGCTAAAAATATTCATGCTGCTGTAAACTACTTCGGTGACACTAAAGAAAATAGTAGATTTTTCCATTTATTCTTTTTTGATATATGAAGACTAGATTCCAGGTTATAACAAGATGTACAAGACCTCAAAATCTTTTACAGATATATGATAGTTTTAATTATACTTCAACTAGCAATCATTTTGTAAATTGGCATGTGTTATTTGACACCTCGTCTTTGATTGATATTGATTCCAAATTGCTTTTACATTTAGATAGGTTAAATGCTCACTTACATTTTATAGAAAGTGATGGTAGTGATTATTTATATCCTCAAATAAGTGAGGTTGTTAGTAATATTAATACAGGATGGGTTGTAATTATGGATGACGACAATATATGCTATCCTAATTATTTTGATGTCCTTAGTGATGAAATAAAGAATAATAGCAAGTTGGCTTATGTTTACGAACAAGAAGTAAATGGTAGAGATTTCACCGGACTAGACATAAGGAAAGTCGGCCCGGAGCACATGAAGTTAAAACATATAGATTCAGCACAATACGTCATACACACTTCTTTACATAAAAGATTAAAATACGAATCAGGATATGATGCTGATGGTAAATTCATAGAAAAATTATATGCCGAACATTCTGATAAATTTGGTTTCATAGAAAAACCCCTTTGTTATTATAATGCTTTAGCTGTAGAATCAAAAGCTAGAGTTCCTAAAGTTTTATATTTGGGACCAGATAAACCAGAATTAAAAAGTGTAAAGTATGCAGATTATGAAGATGATTCTCTAAATGTAAAATATATTGAGAACGATCAAAACATAAGTAAAGATATAGCTGATTTTAATCCTGATTCTATCATAAGCATTTCAGATGATTATTATAAAGAATATAAGAACCTATGCAACCAGCCATCCTATGTTAGAAATAGATGGATTAACTTAAATCCTCACCACGATAAAGAAACAGGGATAGCTTATAATGTAGGAGAGATAGCATATAATTGCGCGATGAATAGCATGCTTAGGTCTGACTACGATGCGGTGGTTTCTTTCTTTACACCAATTTACAACACGAAAGAAAAACTTTGGACAACTTATGACTCAGTAAAGAATCAGACATTTCCGAACTGGGAATGGGTTATAGTTAATGACTCTTCTGACGGAGGCAAAACTTTAAAAATTGCCTTGGAAATAGCATCACAAGACCATCGAGTTAAGGTATATGACTTTAGAGAAAAATCAGGTGGTATTATAGGCGAATCTAAATACAGAGCAGCAACACTTACTAAAGGCAGATGGTTAGCAGAGTTAGACCATGACGATTATCTTATGCCGGATTGCGCAAAGTACATAATAGAGGCAGCTAATAAGTTTCCAGATGCAGGATTCATATATACCGATAGCGTAGAACTAGATGAATTTCACAACTCTATGACTTATCCGGATGGGTTTTGTTTTGGTTATGGTAAGTATCGAAAAGAGAATCATTATAGGAATACTTGGGATGTTGTAGATTCTCCGAACATCAATCCAAAAACAATTAGACACATAGTAGGCGTACCAAACCATGTTAGAGTATGGAGAAGAGATATTTATTTTTCGGTGGGAGGACACAATAGAAATCTATCCATTGCAGATGACTATGAATTAATCGTCAGAACATTCCTAAAGACTAAGTTTGTAAAAATACCAAAATTAGGATATCTTCAATACATCTATAATAATTCAAATGGAAGAAATACACATGACTTATCAAGAGCAGATATCCAGAGAAGAGTCAGATCAATCATGTATTTTTATAATGATGCAATAAATGAAAGATTTAAAGAATTAGGAGTGATTGATTATGCATATAAAGAAAATGAAAACAATCCTTTAAATGTAGAAAGTAGATTTGGAGAAGATGAAAACTATGTAAATTATATATTCAATGACTTATAGTGTAATCATTCCTACATTATGGAGATGTAACTTAGAAGACTTTTACAATACCCTGCGAATTTTTTGCGGGGAACCTCAAATAAAAGAAATCATATTAATAGACAATGACATAACATTCAAACAAACAATAAAACAAAACATATTAAACATAAGCTATAAAATAAAATACTATCCACAACAAGAAAATATATATGTAAACCCATCATGGAACTTAGGCGTATCAAAATCCAGCGGGGAACACTTAATGATAGTAAATGATGACTTCCACATAACATCTAAAAAAACATTAAAGAACATATTAAAAACACATCAAGATAATAAAGACATATTAAATAGCATATACGGAATATCAACATCATGCTACATAGAAGAACCAACATCAAATAAAATATACTTAACAGACAATGAAGGAAGAGGAACCGGGTGGGGATGCTTCTTCATATTACATAAAGATACATGGACAGACATCCCAAATGAATTAAAAATATGGTTCGGAGATGACTACATAACAAAACATGTATTAAGAAATGGAGGAAAAGTCTACACATTCAAAAATATACATGCATATCCATTCTCACAGACAATATCCCTACAAACATTTAATAGCATCATGGATAATGACACTAAAATATACATGGAGAAATATGACATTTAGATTCATTACTGCATATTTATAAGTAATAACATGTAAGTAATGAGAATAGACCAAATAGAATTATCCGGATCGTTATTTGTCACATCAAGTGCGTCAATTATATTAGGACAGACTAAGATATCCTCTGACAATAATGGGTCAATATCTTTTACAAATGTCAGTAACCCAACTCAAAAAGTAATAGGTTCATATTCGGGTTCATTCACAGGTAGTATAAAATTACCTACAGTACCATTAGGAACATCGGAGACAAATATAGTATTAGTAGATGGTAGTGGAGGTTTAGTATATAGAAGCAATTTATCTTTAACAGGAGCTCAAGGCAATCAAGGACCACAGGGAAACCAAGGTATTCAAGGTATCCAAGGAACAGTAGGTACTCAAGGTTTCCAAGGTAATCAAGGCCCACAGGGAAACCAAGGCATTCAAGGTATTCAAGGTACAGTGGGCACACAGGGTTTTCAAGGCAATCAAGGACCACAGGGTAATCAAGGACCACAGGGTAATCAAGGACCTACCGGAATACAAGGTACAGCAGGAACAAACGGAAACCAAGGTAATCAAGGCCCACAGGGAAACCAAGGTATTCAAGGTATTCAAGGTATTCAAGGTACAGTAGGTACCAATGGAAATCAAGGACCACAGGGAAACCAAGGTATTCAAGGTATTCAAGGTACAGTGGGCACACAGGGTTTTCAAGGCAGACAAGGACCACAGGGTAATCAAGGACCACAGGGTAATCAAGGACCTACCGGAATACAAGGTACAGCAGGAACAAACGGAAACCAAGGCAATCAAGGGTTTCAAGGAACACAGGGAATAAGAGGTGCTTCAGATTGGACACCTAACTTTAGTGGTGGTGTGATTCAATCGACAACAAATTCAAATACATATACAAAATCAACAGGAAATACTGGTTGGGATGGTCAAGTATATTCAACAGAAGGATATTCAAGAGGGGTTTATTGTTCCGCAAAATCATCACAGACCACTGGGTATATTATGTTTGGGTTAAATAGTGACCCAACAACAGATGGTAGTTACACTTCAATAGATTTTGCGTGGTATTTCTTAGGTGATGGTGGTTTAGCTATATATGAAAATGGCACAAACCCCTCAACTCATGGAACATATACAACATCAACAGTTTTATCAATAACTTATGATGGCTATAATGTAAGATATTGGAAAGATGGAGTAATACAAAGAACAGTCGCAAGAGCAATAGGCGTACCATTATATTTTGATACAAGTTTTTATAGTGTTGGATCATCTTTGAATTCTGTTGCTTTTGGGCCCATGGGTGAATCTGGAGTACAAGGAGCAGCAGGATCTCCCGGACCTTCTGGCCCTCCCGGCCCGCCTGGTCCTGCCGGATCTAGCGCGGGGATTACATCATATACAAATCCTGCCGACAATAGAGTATTAACATCGGTATCATCTACAACTATAAATGCAGAATCTAATTTAACTTTTGATGGCAGTACATTAGTGGTGTCATCAACAACAGGAGTTGTAATTCCTGTTGGAACAACTGCACAGAGACCCGCATCACCAACACAAGGTACTTTTAGATTTAATACCACAACATTATGTTTAGAATCCTTTGTCAATGGCACATGGTATTCTTTACTTGCATCAGCAAGTACCACAATAGAAATACAAATGGTTATTGTTGGAGGAGGTACAGGTGGTAATAATGGTAGTTTTCAATACCCCGGCGGTGGTGGTGGAGCAGGTGGATACAAAACAGCAACACTCCAAATAGCTGTAGGAACTTATGCAATGGTAGTAGGTGCTGGAGGAGCTAGTGGATTAGGTTCTGGAGGTAGAAGTTTTGCATTCGATAAATTTATATTTACTACTCCAGCAGCTAGTGGATTTGGCGCAAGCAGCAGTCCCTCAGGTGGTCCGGATGCTGGAGATAACCAAGGAAGTCCTGGAGGCGGTTCAAATGGAGGTACAGGAGGAGGAGGAGGAGGAGGAGGTGGAGCAGGAGGGCCGGGTTCTTTTGGAGGCCCAAATGGAGGGCCAGGAGGTATAGGTATAAATCATCCTGTTTTTGGATTTTTTGCAGGTGGAGGCGGTGGAGGAGGAACTACTTATAATGGCCTACCTGGTGCCGCAGGAATTGGAGGCTCTGGAGGTGGAGGCCCAGGAGGGACTACAGCATCTCCTTCATCAACATCAGGTACAGCAAATACGGGAGGTGGAGGTGGAGGTAAAGGAGGTAATACACCAGGTACAGTAGGAGCGGGAGGTTCCGGGGTAATAATACTTCGCTATTATGGTGCAAGTAGAGCAACAGGAGGTACTATAACTTCTTCAGGAGGTTACACCATACATACTTTCACAGGAACTGCAAATTTTGTATTAAGTTAAAATTATAAGTATATGGCACATTATGCAGAAATAAGTGATAACAATATAGTAACTCATGTTATTGTTGTAAATGATAAGGATACTCTTGATGAAAATGGCAATGAGAGTGAATTCATAGCAGTGTATTTTTTACAAAATATCACTGGATTAGGACATAATTGGAAAAAGACCTCTTATAATACAATAGGTGGTATTCACTACAATCCAATAACAAATCAACCAAGCGAAGACCAAATAAAAGCATTTAGAAAAAACTATGCTGGAATTGGCTACACTTACGATGAACAAAGAGATGCTTTCATTCCACCAAAACCGTTTCCTTCATGGACATTAGATGAATTTAGTTGCTTATGGCAATCACCAATTCCATATCCCAACGATGGAAACATGTATGAATGGAATGAGGATACATTATCTTGGGATTTAGTTATTATATAAGACAAAAATTCCGCAGGGAAAACCAAATATAAAAAAATAAACAAAACAAAATGCCATCAAAAACAGAAAAACAACAAAAATTCTTTCAAATAGTAAAAGCCTATAAAGATAAGAAAATGTCCGCAGCAGAAGTAGGAAAGAATGTAGAAGATGCGGCTAAAGACATGTCAGATAAAGAAGTGGACAAATATTCAAAATTGACAAAGGAAGATATTGATGAACTAAGAGAATTATTAAACATGAAAAAAGAAAATGTAATGCCCAATGTAAAACCTAATGATGCAGAAAATGCAGAAGAAGGCAGTATGGCAAAAAATCAAGCTAAAGACATTATGAAATATGCTTTAGAGATTCACAAGATGATAAATGAAAGAGATGATTTACCAGAATGGGTTGAATCTAAAATAACAAAAGCTCACGATTACATGACAACCCTATGTCAATACATGTCAAATGAATTAGAAAAGGATTCTAATGCATTTAAAAAGACAGATGAGGCATATTACAGTAGAAAGCCTAAGAGTGGAAAAGTTGGAGGCATTGGTAGATTAGTCGGTGCTGCCATGTCGATAGGAAAGAAATAAGATGTTTTATATATTTTTTTGGATTTAAACAATGTGATAAAATGCAAGACATGGATTTAATAAAAAGAATTCAAGAGTTTTTTGGATTTAATAAAACTGGGCAATATGATCCGTTAACAGAAGCTGCGGTAAAGAATGTTCAAAGAAGTAATGAAGTTTATCCCGACGGAAAATTAGATGATTATACAGTCAATCTTATTTTTGAAGGAGAGCTTACAACTGATTTTTTAAGTAGAGTAGAGGTGTCCGGAGATTTAGTTATTGACCGGAGACACATGCCGGATAAAGAATACATAAAAACAGAAACAAAAAAAGAGTATATATTCTTACATCACACAGCAGGATGGGATAATCCGTATAATGTTATCCATGGGTGGGCTACTGATACTCGAGGCAGAGTAGGAACCCAATATGTTATCGGAGGTCAGAATGTTACAAATGTTTCACATAAGTACGACGGAGTAATTGTAGAGGCCTTCCCAAAAGAATACTACGCATATCATTTAGGAATCGGAGCTACTTACATGCACTCTAGGTCTGTAGGCATAGAACTTTGCAACTTCGGATATTTAACAAAGGAAGGTACTAAATTCTACACCTACACAAAAAGAGAAGTTCACCCTAGCCAAGTAGTAACGCTAAAAAAAGACTTTAGAGGATTTAGACATTTTCATAGGTATTCTGACAATCAAATATCTGCATTGAAAAAATTGCTTATAAAAATATCTAATGATCACTCTATCGACTTAAAAGGAGGACTATACACTTATTTTAATTCACAAGACCCATTCGTAGCTTTAGACTATAAAGATGATGTGAAAAAAGGTCTTGTAAAAGGTGTATTCTCTCATACAAACGTTATCATGTCCGGTAAATGGGATATTTTTCCACAGGATGAAATGGTTGATATGATAAGAAGCATTTAATTAACTGGGTCATACGTTTCTGATTTTTTTGGATTTCTTATTTTTTTACTTGGTGGTAGGTAGAAATTATCTTCTTTACCATCTACTTCTTTTGATAGGTCGTAAATATTTCCCATGACTTCAAAAGGACATATCAAGTGAGTTAAATCTTCATTCGAGAAATTATGTCCTATGATTTTTTGTATCTCCTTAAGTTTATCTTTTGTTATGTTACTAATAATGTTTAATCTTTTGATTTCTTGGTATCTATATAATGGATAGTCCCCGCAGAAAAATTGAAGAGTAACCGGATTCCACCTTACTCTCTCGAGCTTCATATATAGCTTGTAATCAACTCCAAGGTATCTACTAAGTATGTTATCATTTTCATAGATTCGATTCCCCAGGGAGTCTCTAAACCCCGTATACGCATCACAGGACTCAAGAGAAAATCCTCGAGGAGTTCCAGCATAGACATATCCTAAATCCTTATTATCGGTATCAAATATGTTTTCAAATACTTCAATGATTTCACCTTTCTTTAATTCCGCAAAACTTTTTTCCGCTCTAAATCTCAGTCTAAAAATAGTCTCCATAGTATGTTCATGTTTTAAAATAAATAATAAGTGCGAATATAGTAAAAACAATTGACTTACGCAACTATTTTATCATTTTTACGTTAAATAATTGTTTATAGACTTGTATATCATGATTATATCCCATAAATATAAATGTATCTTCATAAGAATCCCCAAGACTGGTTCAACTAGCGTAGAGACCTATTTGAAGGAAGTTGACCCGGATTGTATTTCATCAGATGACAAACCTCCGTATGGACACGAAACATGTTCACAGTTGATAGAAAAACATGGTCATACAATATGGAACTCTTATTATAAATTTACCTTCATACGCGAACCTTATCAATGGTACAAATCATATTACTCAGATCTCTTAAATTATTCTTGGGATGAAGGTAGTGAATTAGCTAAAAAAAGTTTAGATTTATTTTTGACAGATTATAACACCTTACCGGAACCTGTCAATGGAACATTACATGAGAAGCACATCATGATAATCCAATTACTAAATGATTTTTGGTTCTATCCTTCTATATACGATAAAATAATGGATAATCATGTCACTCAAGTATCATGGATAGATAAGCCTATTAATTTTATAGGACGTACAGAGTTTTTAGATGAGGACTTTAGAGATATATGCAACAAATTAAATATTCCATTTACCGAACTAAAGAGATTGAACACATCTGATTCTCATAAATTAAATCATAGTGAAGGATCAAAAAGATTAATTAAATGTTTAGCAGAGAAGGACTTAGAATTATATTACAACATAAAACCGATAACAAATAATCGTTATTAATGTGTAATTATATAAAAAAGTAAATTTATAGCAAAATAACACTATTTATAATAAAACGCTTTAATTATGGGCAGACCTAGAAAAACAGAAATAGATTCGAAAAAAGAAATAAAGACGGATCAAGAAGTTAAAAAGCAAAAGAAAGCACCCCCTGTAAATAAGACAAGAGAGGATGCATCGGGTTTTAGAACTACATTCCCTCCGGAGCATGTGTATAAAATCAAGGTAACTACTTCTAAGGGAGAACAAGTAATAGTTACCGAAAATGTGTCACAGATAGTAGAGGCAATTAAAAAAGCAAAACAAGCAGAGAAATCTATATTACATAAATTAAAAGATGCTACACTAAGTTTTTTCAGAGGATTTAAAAAATAGTTTTACATGAGTGGTATTATCATTACCGATTATTTGAGAAGATATTTACGAAAAGATTTAGATAACTTTCATAAATACTTGCAGATTATAGCAGAGGAAGGAGCTAATTATAGTGACCGGTTAATTCGCCGCAGGGATAAATTACATCTAAATGCTATTAAAGGATTGTTTGCATTTGTCGTAGATTCTAAAACATTTAATGACATCTCTTCCGCAGATAGAATATATTTTCTAATTGATGCCATGTATTATTATTTCCCATTCGGAAGACATGAGAAGATGAAAAAAGATGAAGCATTCATTTATGATGTTTTTATCAAGGAATGTAGGAAAGAAGATGTATTGAGGAGACCGGAGTATGAAAAATGGTTAGTTAAAAAAAAGGGCGGGGATTACTGGAAATGGATGCATCAGATACTAGGAGCAGAGTGGGAAGAATCTAAAAATGAATCAATGAAAATGAAAAAAGCATATAAAGAAAGAGTAAAGAATAAAGATTTAAGAAACCAATCCATAAACCCAGAAACATGAATTATAATGATGAAGACTTTCTAAGAAGAATAGTAGGCGTAGGAACCTTAGGATACTCATTAGAAAAAATAATGAATGTATTAGATATTCCTACATCTGATATGAAATCATTTACAGATGAATTTTACAATAAGAACAGTGAAGTATATAGAGCATACAAGAAAGGAATAGATAAAGCAGATTACGTTATAGACATGAAACTATTTGAAGAAGCTAAAAGTGGAAACATAAGAGCTTTAAAAAAATATGAAGAAAGAAAAGATAAAGAGATATATAGACAACGGAGAGCCCAAACATTAAAAGATGAAGAATAATATTACATACATAGACATAAATAAATTATCAGAGAATCCAAGAAACAGTAAGATACATCCGGATGAACAGATAGCAAAGTTAATGAAGAGCATCACAGAGTTCGGATTTAACATTCCTATCCTCATTGATAAGAAAAACATGATTATTGCTGGACATGCTCGATTCCTGGCAGCAAAAGCATTACATATAGATTCTATTCCTGCAATCCGTATTGAGAATTTAACTGATGATCAAATAAGAGCTTATTCCATAGCAGATAATAAGCTAACTGAATTAGGAGAATGGGACTATACAAAGTTAAGTGATGAATTAGAGTATCTCAATTCTGTTGATATAGATGCAATGGCCATGGGATTTGATTATGAAGATTTTGAAATGCTAAATGAATCTTTCCAAAATGATGATGACATCTTATCTGCAACGAAATCGGAACAATCTTCTCCATCTAAAAATAAAAAAAGCATTGTCTTCTCATACAACATAGAAGATTATACAAACATGATGAAGAAATTCAAGACAGTAATGAATGAGAACGACATAAAAGCTAATGCAGAAGTTATAAGATTATTAATTGAACACTATAATGAAAGACATGATGGGTAAATTAAATATAGAAATTGTTGGTATTGATGAGATAAAAGAATCTAATTATAACTCAAGAATACATAGCGAAGCGCAAGTAGAAAAGATTGCAAATAGCATAGAAGAATTTGGATTCGTTAACCCCATTATAATAGATGAAGAAAATGAGATTATAGCGGGCCACGGGAGATACACAGCAGCTAAATACTTAAAACTTAAAGAAATCCCCACAATAAAGCTAACTCACCTCACAGACGATAAAAAAAGAGCATTCATTATAGCAGACAATAAGATAGCACTTTCCGGAGAATGGGATTATGATATGTTAAAAGAAGAGTTTGATACTATACTCAAAAGTGAAATGAATATTGATTTACTTGGCTTCAATAGAAATTTTATCGACTCAATGTTTAAAGAGAAAAACCCCGATGCATTAGTAGTTCATAAATTAAAAACATTAAAAATAAACTTTGATGCAGACGATTACGATACTACTACAGACTCAATGAATAGTATCATGGACAAAGAAGGGTGCGTAGATTATGAAGAAACTTTAGTCAGATTATTAGATTTTTATATGTATAAAGCTTAAGTTAATATGAAGTTATCAGATATAAAACCAAATCCTAGAAACCCAAGGACAATTTCAGAGGAAAAATTAGAAAAACTAAAAAATAGTATTATAGAAATGCCTAAAGGTTTATCTATAAAACCTATGATAGTCGATGAAGATAACATAATAATAGGAGGAAATCAAAGATATCTTGCTTTAGTTGAGTTAGGATACGATGAAATACCTGATAATTGGGTTAAGAAAGTAATTGATTTAACGGAAGATGAAAAAAAGAGATTTCTTATTGTAGATAATGTAAGTTTTGGAGAGTGGGACTGGGGAGTTATACACGAAGATTTTGATTTAGACGCCTTAGATTATTGGGGATTAGACGTTGTATCATTCTCTCCGGAAGTTGATTATGGCATTCTAGATTACATAGATATAGCAGACGAAGTTGACGATATGAAAAAAGCAGTAAAGAGAGGTATCATGCTTGATTTTGACGCTAACTCTTATAATGAAGCTCATGAATTATTTAAATATTACAGAAGTAAAAAGATAGATATAGCAAATCTTGTAATAAATTTCCTAAAACAAGAAAAAGAAAAATATAGTTAGATAACTCATATTTATAAATAGGAAAACATAAATAAAATATGAAACGAGTAAATTTAACAAGAGTTAGGGCAAGCTATGAAACAGGACAAGAGTGTCCGGATAAGGCACCTAATATAAAAGAAGATTGTATATTTTACTCAAACGGAAAACCTGTCGGATTCTTTCTTACTAAAATGCCGGAAAAGGCAAATGCCTTAGTGTCCATAGCTAATAAAGAATTTTTGAGCAATAGAGTACCTAAAACAAAAATGAATAGAACTGAAAAAGATATTAATGGTAAGCGTATAACTAAAATGCAACAGTATTCTACCTTATTAGGTTCTATTCCGGCTAAACCACAATTTGCCAGACCGTATCCTACAATGTCTATAGTACATTCTAGAAAGTCGGCAGAGGTTTTTATAAAGGCTATGCTTGCTTTATCTATAGAGTGTGAGAATATAATAAAAGAAACAACTCCTGAACTATATTATCCATTCTTAGAAATAATGAATACCGTACCTCCGGAGTGGAAGTTTGGAAATTTATTCACTTCTTCGATATCAAACTACAATATTTCGGCTAATTATCACATAGATAGAGCCAATATTGTCGGATCTCTAAATGTCATAATAACAAAAAGAGAAAACAGCTCTGGAGGTTGTTTGTATATTCCTGATTATGATGCCACTATAGATCAAATAGACGGATCTATGCTTGTATACCCGGCATGGAGAAATTTTCATGGTGTAACTCCTATTAATTCTTTTGTAGAAAGTGGATATAGAAATAGTTTTGTTTTTTATGCACTCAACTACTTTACAACTTTACAGTAAATATAGATACTGTTTTAATAGGCTAATAAAAATATCTTACTCTTTTTACATTAAAAGTGATATGAAAATATGATTGACTATAGAGACACAAAAAATAGAAGAGAAGTATTTTTGAATTTCTACGAATACCATTTAAAAAATAAAGCCCACGCTGGAGCTGTGTATTATGTATTCCCTTATATTTTCGATCTACTTCAGATGAATACAGAGCAAAAATTATGGTTTACTTTTATTAATGGTTGTAGTCAAAATGTAGTAACTACTTATTTAATTTACAAAGAATTTCCAACTTTAAGCAATATAAACATTTCGGAATTATCTAAATACTATAGAAATAATTACGATAAATTTGGCTGGGATACAGATAGGAGATATGTTAAAAACAAATTTGAAGATTGTGTAAAAAATTACTTAGACAACTTAAAAGGAAGTAGTCAGGAAGCTTTTTTTTCTAATTTATGTAACTCAGACGACAAGTATAAAAATTTTAATAATGTTTGGAATTATGTGATTAGTAAATTTTCTTATTATGGTAGATTAGCTTCATTTAGTTATATAGAGTATTTAAAAATCGCAGGTTTAAACTTAGATTGCGGCAGCTTATTTTTGTATGATATTAAAGGAAGTAAAAGTCATAGAAATGGATTATGTAAAGTCTTAGGTAGAGACGACTTGGATTGGACATCTGATAATAACGTATTATATACTACCGAAACATTAGAATGGTTAGAAAAAGAAGCAAAAAACCTACTAGAAGAGGCTAAAAATAAGATAAATCATCCGGATATTAGTTATTTTACCTTAGAAACAACTTTATGTTGTTACAAAGGATGGCACAGAGTAGATAGAAGATATCCAAACGTATACAATGATATTTTTTATGATAGAATAAAAAAAGCTGAAGCTAATTGGGAAGATATCGATTTTTCAATATTTTGGGATGCCAGGAATAAATATTTAGACAAAAATTTAAGACTAGAGGATAATATTTTAGATAAAGGATTATGTAAAGAAAAGCAAAATCATTATAGACTTACTGGAGAAGTTATTATGATGGAAAAGGAAGGGTATGAAGTTAAAGAAAAAAGTTGGATTAGAAATTGCATTTTAATTGTAGGAAAGTGTGGTGTTGGTAAAACTTGGGTTATGCAAAAATTACTAAAATTAAAATCTAATAAGCCTTATAAATTAGGGAAGTTTTGTTTTCACGAGACAGATGACTTAATTATTATAGGAAAATATGATGGTACAGTATTTGAGGGAAGCGATAAGCTAAGTATGAGTGTTATTACAGATTTAGACGTAATGTTAAAGTATATAAAAAAACAAAATAAAATCGCAGTTTTTGAAGGAGATAGATTTTCTAACTCTAAATTTATAAATAAGGCTGATCCGTGTATTATCAAGATATTAGGAAATGGATATAAAGGAAGAGCAGAAAGAAAAACAAAACAATCTCATAGACAGATAAAGAGTATATCTACAAGGGTAGATAGTATAAAAAGCCATAAAAACTGCTATGACTCAACAGAATGTTTAGATGTTATTCTGAAATTAATAGCCGAAAAATAAATTTTATAACTATTTATATAAAAAATAATTATGATAAACGAATATATTGGATTTTTGCTACACTCTAGTACCCAAACAAGAGTATATCATTTACAAACTTCTTCTTACGCCAAACATAAAGCACTTAATAAATATTACGATAAAATATTAGATTTAGTAGATACATTAGCAGAAGCTTATCAAGGTAAATATGGTATAATCAAAGATATTAAAGTACCTGGAAGTGTTGATAATATAAAAACAGATGAGGACATTGTAAAATACTTCGGCACTTTATCCAACTACGTAGATAACAAAATAAAAGATTTACCTGAGGATACATACCTTAGAAACATTTGCGACGAAATTGCTACTCTAATATATCAAACGACTTACTTACTTAAGAATCTTGATTAAACAGGGATAGATAGTAGTGGCTTCCATTACCCTCACCTGTTTTACCATTTTCGTAAGCATTCTCAATCATTTCCTTTTCTTCTGGGAGTTGTTTGTATATAATAGATACTAATTCTAACATTACATCTAATCTACCTAAATGGAAAGAAGGATCATTCGATACCTCTGACAAAGCACTGTACTGATTTTTCTTTGTTTCTGCCCAATATAAAATATTCTCTAAAGGTGTTTTCATAAATAATAAATTGAAAAGGCCCGCTAAAAGCAGGCCTTAGTGTTATTTAAAAATATTGTTATTTGGGTCATTTATTCTTTCCGGGAAAAAAGAAAATCCACTCATATCAAAAGGAGCCGCTGTAATAAAGGCATCACAAAACCCTGCTTTTTTTAGTTTATCTAAATCGATAGCAGCTTTATTGTAAGAGTTGTACATACGAGCATAATAGTAGTAGTTCTGAATCCCTAACTTTATTTTAATTATTTCGGGACCTGATTTTACAGACCTATCGTATAACCCTACTCGAATCATATAAATAGGGACTTCGTAAGTATCCATTTCTATACTACAAGGAGCGGGAGCTCTTTTTTTGTATTCGATGGTCACACATACAATACTGTCGATTGATTTTCTAACAGGATTATTAAAACTGAAATACTGAGAAAAACCTTTTACAGTAGAAAACAATAACATAATAACAAATAATCTCTTCATTTTAATCATTTTTTAACATATACAAATAAGCATTCTCAAAATATGGAACCTCCTTCTTTATACACACATAGGAACCGGAGGCATATAAATTGACTACATCTTCTTTTGATTCCCAATTCTCATGCCCCCATCTTTTAGCCAAGCCTGATAGCTCTTCAATCCCTCCCCACTTTACTGTTTTAGGATTTCCGCAATTATCCTCCGCCTCAAATAAAAATGTCTCCTCCGCTAAATAGGATGTAGAAGCAATAATAAATTTAGGAAAATCCTTTTTTAAATCTTGTGATTGTAGCATAGTAAATTTAAGTTTGTGAATTTATAACAGTCTTTTACTTTTAAAGAAGTATCCATAAATAGGCGCAAATACTTTGAATCAAAAAATAGCAAATCATCTACATCGTCCGGATCTTCTGAATCTAAATACTTAAAATCAAAAATAACTTGTTCCATTTCTCCTTGTTCATCCAAATGTACTTCACTGTCATACCAACCCGTAGGAGGATATAAAAAATATACATTTTCTATTTTATCTGAAACAAGTCCAATTTTTGAAATTCCTTTGTTGTCAAATTCATTTTCCTGAATTATCTTAGAATCTTTTCCTGGATATACTAAAGATTCTATTCTTAGCTCTCCATTTATTTTATGCATGATTTCATCAAAAATTATGGTCTTGTCATAATTCTCTTTTCCGTACAAATTTTTTCTGAAAATAGAAGCATACTCTTCACTTCCAATAACTCCCTCAATATAAAAAACACCTTTAGATCTCTTCATAACTTTCGTCTAATTCCATTTTAGTAATAAATAATGTTTTCAAATTCTTCTGCAAAGATAAAGCATTTTTATCATAAATCCAACCTTTAGGAGAGAAATGTTTTTTTAATTTTCGTAAACTAGTGAATGAAGCTAAAATATCTCCTTTAATATCTGTTACGATAAACACTTGTTCTTTTCTTTCTAGTAGCTCTAAAGATTTTTTAAAAGGATTACCTGGCATGTTTTTTACTTGCTCTAACATATCTGCAACTAAGTCTCTAGTTTCTTTCTGTACATCATTCTTGATTCTTAATTTAACTAAGTGCATGAAAGCTAAAAAACTCATAGTCCAAATAAAAGTTGTTTCTAAGGATAATGGAAGTACTGATCTAGCCTGTTCTTTACTTGTTCCTAATTCAAGTAACTTTTGATAAGCTGTTTTAGCATTCTCTATTATTTCATCTTGAGTAATATTTGCTATTACATTATATAATTTACTTAAATCTTCGCCACTACCTTGTTTTGAATCTTTTGACTGAGACCTAAATGTTTGAATAGCATAGTAAGAATCCGAGAAATCTACATACCTTCCGGATATTGAATTTACAGACATATTCTCCATGGGTAAATTCACCTCAACGCCAATTTCGTGCTTTCTAAGCTGCCTTTCTACATATATTGGGCATGACAACCTAAATTGTAATTGCGCATGTCTGAAGGGAGATACGTGCCCTTCTTCCCATAAGAATTCTAATAGATTTTCATTTTGACTATCCGGATAATTTGATGCCTCTTTGTCATAAGAAACTCTAGCGACATTTGCAATTTTAATATCGCTTCCCATAAAATCAATTAACTCTGCTTTCATTGTTTGAAACTTTTTAGTAAACTTAATTTTGAACAATAAACCAGTCAAGTTTATTGTGCAAATATAACTATATTATTTTATATTTTAGCATTAATTTAAATAATTCTTCACTTCCATCTCCATCCGAAGGATAATGAACTCCGGACAATTCTCTGACATCTTTTATCTTCTTATATAAATCTAAAAAATAATCTTTTGAAGATGGTTTTAGTTTCATTAATTGATAAATCATTACTAGGAAATCCATAGTGTGTCCCGAAGGATAGGCAGCCGAATTTGCGTCCGTTCTAGTTACAGGATGTAATTTAATTCTATATTCTCCAGCTAATTCATTAGGTCTTGGTCTGTTAAAATAATCTTTAAGATAATATACTATTGGATAAGCCTCATCAGACCAGGAATTAACTCTTTTTCTATCCACACCTTTAATCCCTAATTTTTCCGCTGTTTTAACAAAGAAATCTAAATGATGATGTTCCATATAAAAGCACATACTTTTTTCTTTGTCCGTAATATTATCCGAAATTTTTTTAAGATGCTCAAGTTCTTTTTTCGTAGTATCTGAAGAATTTTTTGGAGGAGGGAACTTTTTTATAAATTCATCTATCATACCTGAATCTTTTGCTTTTTCAAGAGTTCCGTATTTATCTTTTTCAATTTTTCTTACATACTCTTCTGGTTGATTTCCAAATTTAACAGAGTCTAACTTTTTATAATCCATAATATCTTTTAAATAAATATGAGACCTTTGCAAAAAGGCCTCATACTTGTTTATTTTATTCTTCTTTATCAGAATGCTCGGAGCTCTCTATTCTTATAGGATTATCTAAGATAATTCTTAACATGACATAGAATCCAAAAGATTGAAGAAAGGTTATATCTTTCAATTCAAAATATTCTGCAATTGAAAAATTCCAACATACCATAACCATAAAAGATCCAATAGAAGTTGTTAATAAGAAAAAAAACAAAACCAATAAATTTACAAAAACTTTTTTCATACTTTGTGACATAATTGTGATTGATTAATGTGAATCCCCGACATTATTTTTTTCGCTGTATATTAAGTAATCTGGGTTTATTACTTTAGCTACTTTTGATCTATTTCCATCGACAGCTTTTATAACAATACCTTCGTGAGGAACTTTAGTGTTGTTTATAAAATTATTGAATACAAATTTATTTTTTACCTCTTCTGAATAAAGTCCTTTGTACAACACTTCAACGTATGGCAATTTTAAATAATCATTAACTACAAATTCAGCTGAGGTTAAATTAAAATACTTTTTGTTTAATTCAACATCAAAAATACAAAGCTGTATATCATCTAATCCGTACTCATAATTTTTTTGAATACCTTTACCGTATATTTCTCCATAGATTATGAATCCACTACCTATAGAAGTATCGTTACCTTTAATACTTATGTTCTTTTTAACAAGATTCCAAAGCTTGTTTTTAATGTCATATTTTTTTTCAATATCATACCAAACATTAGTATCATAAAAACCCTGAGTGTCTGATCCTTTTTCTACGTTATGAGAACCTACTACAAATTCATACTCGCCCCAACCTAAATTAAAACCAAAGAACTTTTTAATTTTATCCCATAGAGATAATTTAGTTTTCTTAACAATTCCATACCTTGCATTTGTTCCATGTATTTTCCTTGTTATTTCTACGTAATCATATTCATCAAAAATATTAGGAACATTTTTAAAATTAGGAAATTTGTAGTAAATATAAAAATTGGGATTTTCATGGTACCTTCTTTTTTTTCCACTAGCCAGGGTAATAAGTCTAGCTGGGGGTTCATACTTATATATTTTAAGTACGTCCATTAAATCCTCCCCATATTCCCTTTTATTCTTAGGAATTAAATCAATTGGCATTAATAGGCATTCGCTATAAACGCCTCTTAATTTAATTGTCCTAACTCTTTCTTTACTCCGGAGATAATTCGTTACCCCTAATTTTTCTGAAATTTCTAAAGGTATTACAGCATCTGTTGTAGCACAGACAACTAAATCTCCAATTGAGTGAGAACCTTTCTTTACAATACAAAACCATCCATTTACAACAGCTAGTTCTATATTATCAGCATCCGGAATATCTAGAATATTATTTATTGCGGACACAAAACAAACACTATTTTCATTTTTCATAAACTATTATTTAATGACACAAAGATAACTTAATTTTTTGTAATTTCCAAATTAATTAGAGATTTTTTTAATTCTCTTTCTTTTTTTCTCTTGTTCCTAGCGTACTCTACATATATTTCTCTTTTTTCCGCATAGTATTCTTTTTGCTTCTCAATTAGTTTTTCTTTATTTTCTATATAATACAACTGCCTTCTTTTTTTCTCTCTTTGTCTAGCGTATTCGGACATAGAATGGTAATCGGCTAACCTTTTTTTTCTATGTTCCTCCTTCTTTTCTTCCGATAAGTTAGCAAATCTATTTTTAAGATATTCTTTTTTGTCTTTTGTAACCATATTAATAAGCCTCTAAGTGAGGATCAATTAAGTTTTCTAATTTTGTTAATTCGTCAGCAACTTCTTTATTAAAGGAGCCATAAACTCTTATTGTACCGTATTTTACTTTTATGTCTCTTATAAACAATCCACCTGTGATATGCGTAAAAGCAGATGCTAAGTGTAAATCTCTACATCTAACTATTGAGTTATCGTTAGCAAATAAATGTAGAAGATTCAGTACAAATGTAGGGCACCACCAAGGTTTAGCTTTCTTCGCAACAAATACAATAAAATCTTCTAGGTAATCATATAAATCAGTATCCTCATTAAAGATATTCCAGGAAATACCGAGGTAGTGATATTTATCTTCTCGCTTATTTGAAAAACATCTTAGAACATCTTTGAAAGAGACGGGAGGAAATTTATATCGTTGGCCCTTGCTTGACATTGGACCATACTTCTTTTCTAAACTGTACAATCCTATTCTATAAGATATGTATGATTTGGTATAGTAATACAGTATTATCGCGGGGATATAACCAATTACAACAATGAATAAAATAATTAAAATGTACATAATAATAAATTTAAGTTAATCAAGATCATTGCACCAGATAGGAGTCTGTTCTCCTACATAAGCACCACTAACATTATAATAAAAATGTTCTAAAGCATCTTCATCTGACATGTCTTCCATGAGAATATCAAGACACTTAGACATGGAATAGATGAGTCTCAAAGAATTTTCATCAAATCCAATTATAGCATCATCAAATCCATCAGCTTTCAAAAATGTCTCATCCGGGTAATTTTCTAATATAGATTCTAATTTCATGTTATTTATTTTGCGGGGTTAATTTATCTAATAATTCTAATAAAACATCTCCATGGCATGCTAAAGGACTGCACCAACATCCTAAAATCTTACCACCTTTTAATTCATGTAAATCATTCAGTAAATGTTTTCCATCTCCATTTGTAATCCATTCTCTGTAAGCATTAACAGCAGCTTCTCTATCTTCCACTACGTGTTTAGCAAGTGTTGTACCATCTGGCCAATGAGTAAAAGGATTTCCCCATTTACTAGGCCTTCCAATATATACATTATACTTCTCCTTCTTACAATGGACTACTCTTGATTTCACTATCATCATTATTATTTTCAAGTCTACAATGCTCATTTACATAATCGTACAATGTATCAATATTAAAACATATAGGAGCCTTGTCAGAATCCCATGCAGCAGGTTCTCTATCCGGATACATGAAATCTCCATCTTCCTTAGCATCATAGGTTCTAACAAATTCAAAAAGATACCATGTTATCCAATCTAATCCTTCATCTGTATAATGGGACAGTATGCTTTGACTGAATATTGAATTAATCAAATCATCTATAGGAAAACGCTTATTCTCCAAAAAATTAAATCCAATATCATGTAAATTGTACATGTGAGTACAAACATCATAATAAGACTTCAAGAGCATTTTAAAACTTTCTTTTTTCATATTTCATTTTTATAACCTAAAGATAAGACAATTTTAGGAAGCAACTAGATTTTATTTGTTAATCATCTGTTAATTGTCCTACGCTGACTTCACCATCTTCAATAATTAGATATTCCCGGCTCATTCCTAGGGTATCAATATAGTAGTACCGGCCTCCTGTAGTTTGTCCCTTAATATCAATTTTCTTTTGCTGCGTGTGTCCTACAACCTGGATGTACTCTTTCCGAAAGGTATCATAGTTGGATTCCTGCAATGACTTAGGCCGGATCCATATAGGGGAGGATTCAACGCTATCTCCATAAGGATCCCACCCGGCAAATTTAAAAGCGCGGGGAGAACCAATAAATAAATCATTAACAATAACATCAACATCATCCTTCATATTTACCTTCATCTTATTACCCCAGTACTCTAACCATTTAGAACTAACTCCCGCATGACTAAATAAATAATTATCCATCTTATAACACATAGATAACTCATTTATATGTTCCATCAATAACGACTGAATAGTATGATGATGTCCTCTCTGATGTCCTGAATACGTCTCATTAGCAAAAGGCATGTAATGAAAGTCATGATTACCAATTAACATAATAACATCTGCTTTTGAATTGTTCTTAAAATCAATCAAACGTTTAAAATTATGTAATTGAACTATAATTCTTATACTTTCATGTGTATCAAAGTAATCTCCTACAAATATGAATCTATCTGCATCATTTTCTTTTTCAACAATTTGTTCCCATGATATCCTACCATGAATGTCTCCAATAATTACACTTTTCATATTATCTTTTTAAAACAAACCAATCATCGGTAAAAAATTTAACGATAGGCTTTGCTAGGTTACTAAAACATTTTTCATACATTTCATGTCTTGATTGCTTGATATCCATTTTAATCTCATACAATCTACTAGGATCCTCTACATCTTTAAAAGAACCTCTCATCTTTTCAAACATTTTTTACATTTATAAGTTAAAATTTGCTCTTTATTCTCCTACCCCTTTATATCAGAGCATGCCTGCTTATCTTACCTTCGACATACATACGATTAGGCTAATACGAGTTTCTCAAGGGTACAGGCTATCGAAAATATATATCCACTTTTTATTTTTTTAGTATATCTTCTTTCCACATACTAAAGGAGTACCATCTGAGTTTAGAATCGGGATTGTACCATGTCTCATTTGCTTATAGATAAAACCATTTTCGCAAATTATACTGTAGTCCCAATGCATGCCAACATCATAAGGTTCTTTCTGGGATTCGCAATACATCCCTAAGAACATGAGTCCAAATATCAATAGTACAAAAAATAATAGGCTCTTCATAATTTTGTTTTTATAATGCTAATTCAAATCTTTCTAACATCTTTTCTATGGTTTCCTGCGGACAATCATGAACATTTTTACTACCATGTCTATTTTCCACAACAATAGAGAATACTTGATAGCCATGAGTTTTAGCTAAGTCAAAATAAGGTTTCATTTCCCATTCTTGCGTAAATGTATTAGATACCACAATCCTGTCTACATTAACTTGCTCTCCATCTGAACTCATCCAAGCTGACGTTTGAGACTGGCAATAATTGTGTGCTAATTTGAGTTTAGAACTATCAAATTTATATTCACCATCTTGCATAAAATACTGATCCGCTTCAATGTGAACACCGCCCAATAATTTTGCTAGAGTGGACTTACCGGACCCTGGAAGGCCTCTTAGTAATAAAAGTGTTTTACTCATGTTAATTGTATTTAAAAGGGTTTTTCAAATCAACTTCCCTCCAAAACCCTACTACACCAAAACAAACAATCCCACTAATAAAAACAATAACAAGAAGTAAATAAGATAAAGGATTATATGGGTTTAATCTATGTCTTTCGTATCCATACTCACCTACTACTTTCTCCGTTACCCATAAAGATAATAATAATTTTCTGAGGTTTTTCATTTTTAAATTTTTTAGTAAATAACATCTTCTTGACATCAAGAAGCTAATAAAAGTAGTCAGGACAGGATTCGAACCTGTATGAGAGATAACCATTCCTTTATTCCCTCTATCTGTTAATTAGCGTCTACCAATTCCGCCACCTGACTGTCTTTAGATTTTTAAAACCCACCTTTTACAAGGCAAGGAAACTCCATCTTATGTTTTTTGCGTGGCTAGGAAAGGATTCGAACCAATACGAATGAAGCGTAACCTATTTATCATTCTACCTTTATAACGATAGCGTCTACCAATTTCGCCACCTAGCTATGTTTTTTAAGATATTAATTTATGTATCGTTAATGTGTCTCTGCTTTCTTCTTTGCTAATTCCTATTAAATAGCTCTTAACATTGTTAACAATTGGTTTGTTATAAAATGTTTCAATGTAACGTAATGTTACTTTCTTTTTTTCGGATTGTTTTTGCGTTAAATCGATTTTAGCATTTTTGACATCACTAATTGCTAATAGTATTTGATTTTTATAACCTGAATTACCATCAATTAAATTTATAACTCGATTTGTTATAATACCATCAACAACTATTCTGATTTGATGTGATTTTTTACCTTTATGATATGTGATTTTATAATCGTCATAACCAATATGGTTGAAGCCGGTTTCAGTAGCTTCATATTTTGCAATTTTAAAAATATTTTCCATACTTTTGTTGTTTTTGTTGTTAACTATATTACAAATATAGAACAAAGTTTTTAGAATTCCAAATACATTTTTTGTTAGTAGCAAGGACAGGATTCGAACCTGTAAATCTTTTCTCGGATTGAAATCATCGCAATGAATTAATGCGTCTACCAAGTTTAAACATTGACCCCGTAGTGGATTCTAACCACATTATTTTCACTACTGGAACGGGGTTGTTTAAACATTCCGCCACCTTGCTAAAATGAGTGTTTTTGTAATATCCCTAGAACACACAAACTATGCTGACCTACGATTCAGAGAGCGTCCACGCCAATATTCGACTTGTAATCGAACACTTGTAATCTCTATCTTCGATCCATACCCAGGCCTAGGCAGAGGGCTTTTTGTAGTCAGGACAGGATTCGAACCTGCAATACTGCCGCACTTCTGCGCTGATACCTTTTTTATTTAACGTAAGGGTTGGCAAACCTCATTACAGTTTTTTAGTGTCTCCCATCAGGAATCGGCTTGATCAGTGCCGCCCTTGTTCCACCACCTGACTAATTACAATGCAAATATAAGTATCTTTCTTTAAAAAACCAACACTTATTTTGTTAATACTATGTTAATTTATTTCTTAGCACTTGAATAACATCCCACGCATCCGATAAAGCATTATGAGAAACATTTCCATCAATATTAGCTCTCTTCTTACATACATCCAAAGAAGGCAGAGTATCATCATTATTCACATCAAAATATAAAATTGCGGGGTCTAATATCCTTTTACGAATATCAATAAATCCTAACCATCCAGGAACATTATTTAAGAATAACATGTCAAATGCAGCAAAATTCTTTCCAGCTACATTTATCTTATATCTCTGAAATCTAGAATCAGCTTTAATTCCATTAGAATCTAGAAAAGATGTAAAAGATGAAGTTAATGTAAAAGTTTCAACAAAGATAGGATTATAATTACCTACTTCATTATTTAACGCATCATTTCTGTCATTTTCTATATAATCTGAAATATCCTTAATAACATCCATATTCATCAATAATGCTTTAGGAGATCCTTTAATGTTTCTATGAATAACAGTAGCATAGAACTTAGGACAATCTTCAAATGATAAAGATTTACTTGTATCTTCAATGATTGCTCCAAATGATAGGATTTGATTTTTCTTAGGATTCAAACCACTTGTTTCAATATCAATACTAACATACAACATGATATAAGATTTAAAGTGTACAAATGTGAGGGGCAATACTCGTGGGGGCTAACAATACATTATTATATTTACATGCTTGCCCAAATCCATTACCTCTAAAATCAATAAAAACATATCTCTCATTAAATGAAGTGATGGTACCATATTCATAAGGAACATTAATATTATTCCATACTTCTTTATACATGACTTTTCTTCCAACGAGACTATCATCCATAGAATCCGGAAATACTCTTTTAGGCGTTAGCCCCTGATAATCAAAACTGTTCATAATCTTTCTTTTGCTTTTCTTATAAGTACTAGTAATAAAACTGCGAATACTAAGATTACTGCACTAAGCCACATGGGAGATAGTACCCACCACCAAGACCAATCTATAAAATTAGTAAGTTTTAGGGCAATGAAAAGGATAGTTAGTAACCCCATAAAACTAACACCCGAACTAGATGATTCTTTAGACATGATTGATATTTTAAGAGTGAAATAATTATGCGCAAATATACAAATAAAAATCATAAAAACAAATTATTCTACAACTTTTTTAAACAATTCCACCTTTATCAATCGTAGAGAAGAATATTAAATCATTGAATGACCTGTGGTTTTCAATAGCTACTCGCTTAGATAGTCTCATAGATTCTAACACTGGATTAGGATACTTTACCAACATGTGATTCTTTACTATGAAATGTATAGCTTCAATATCGGTTCCCTCGAAAGACAGGATCCAATCTTTGTACTCCAAAACATACTCCGCCGACTTATGCTCATGGCCATACGCAGTTGGCTGACCTGTTTTTTCGTTTATACCGTAAGTATCCATTTTACCTAAGTCATGGAATAACGCTGCCATTATTATATTAGGATTATTTGGATACTTTTTATAAGCTCTTCGCAATACTATTATAATGTGCTTTAACGTATTTCCCTCCGGATGCCATACTATGTTTTGTTTAGCTTCCCATTGCCTGAATAACAATTCTTTCAATGTTCTAGGCGCTATAGAAATTAAATGCTTATAAGATGTTAGCAATACTTTAGACATAATTTTAATATTTATCATTAGCTTGTTGTTCTAAAATTGTGTTATACATTGTTATTGTTTACTTTTTAATAGTTTAACGTATTACGGCGATAATTGCAGTTATCCGGAGATAGTATACATTTACCATCTAACATAGATTGTTACAAAACCTAGAGCAATCGCAAATACCATTTTTTTATTGGGATGGTATTCTGTTTGCTGACAACTAATTCCCAAATCAAACCACCAACTCCCTCCTATATTATTCCAAACAATTTCTACTTTCATTTTATTTAATATTTTCAAATGGATAAGCACTTAAAATAGTTTCTATATCAATACCACCATTAGTACCTTCTTGTAATGATTCATAATATTCTTTATCCATGTCTACATTTTCAGAGGCTTCTTTCAAAGCTGCTTCAACATGAAGTTTAGCAAATTCCTTAGCAAATTCACAGATAACTCCTTTATAGAAATAAAATATATCATCATCATCAATAAAATCTCTTAATCCATCAATATTATTAGTCAATAAGTCTTCTGCTGTTGGTATATTCATTTTATTTATTTTATAGGTGAAAAAATAGTCAGGGCCGGACTCGAACCGGATAAGCAACCATTTTACTGGACTTGGAAACCATTCCTCATTATGCCCACCTGACTATTTTTTACTGAGTTTTAATCAGCTACGTTCTTTTTTGCATTTGCTAAGGGATCAAATCTTGTCTGGATACCTACAAAGTATTTACCCGCAGGAACTACGGTATGCCTATGATCTTTCTTTGCCGTTATCATAGCTTTATCCAATGTAACCCCCAAACCTTTTAGCTCCGACTGTAAAGAGTGATTTAATATGCACTCTTCATGAGCATCGATAACAAGTCCTCCATCTTCAAATTCGTAAATGTCGTAGTTACCAAATAAAGCATGAAAACTACCAGACTTTTCAGATGCCGCTATAAACTTTTTCTCTATCTTTTTAATACCTTTAGGTAAATCCAATAGTGTGAAGAATTGAACATCGCCTTGATGAAAGCCTTCGTTCTTAAATTTTAATTTGCTTTTCATAATAATAATAGTTTTAAATTTAGTTTGCAGATTGCCAAGTATAATCTATGTCACCTGGTACATTATCAGGTCTATGCCATTTAGCACATTTTACGGCATCTTTGAAAGTAGGACAGGTATCAATTAAATATACTGATTTTGTGCTAGGACAAGTAAACTCAATCCATGCGTAAGGTTGGTCCAAATCACCTTTGCTGTTTTGTAAGAATGAGTATGTTTTATTTGTTTTATACAATCTGATTATTTCCTCATACCCGTCCTTATGCCTCACAGTCTGCTCGTCTACAATGGACGCATCCAACATTTCTAGAACCCCCTCATTCCCATGGTTCTCTTTGATTATAGTAATGATAGCAGCTTTAGTGTCTTCGTTATCTTGAGTATGAAAGGCAATCTTAGCATTAATTAACGAGCTACATTCTTCAAATAATTCTTTTTCCAAGAATCTACCATTAACATAGTGCTGCCCGTATCCATCAGCAAATTCAATGGCAAATCCTGTAGTACAATGTAAGTCGTTATTTTCGTTCCTAGCTATTTTTTTAGGATACTTAGATACGAGGCAAACTTTATCCATTTGTATTTGAAGATAAGAGTTTTCAACACACTCTAGGACTAAGTTAAAATCATCTTTGTATTCATCAAGAATATCAAAATTATCCATAAAGAAACTGTAGAAAGATAGCCATGAAATGTCATCAACATTGATATAGGATGAAAACGGCTCATATACTAGGTTATCTTTATTTCCCATCAATTCATTTACTTTAACTTGACATTGCATAGGACTGTCTAGCAAAAGTACTTCCGGCTCTTCTAATCCGCAAAACTTGTATAGCCTTTTCATTGAAATCTCGGTTCTGTCTTTATCATGGTTATTGTAAAACTCATAATTAAAAACTTTACTCAACCACTTTTCTCTGTGGGAATCCAACTTTGCCTCTTGCTCCGGGGTCAAACTTTCTATTTTCTTCATTATACAACAATTTTAAAAGGTAATAAACTAATTATGATGCAAATATAATAACATTCTTGGACTTTTCCTAATTCTATATGTCAAGTACATGTTAATATTTTGTTAATATTTAGTATTTCGCGGGGAATACATATTTAATAATCTAAAATTGATTTTTTTACTTGACCCATTACTGGACGCCATACTTTAAATCTTATTTGATCCGTTATTTGTCTACTCACTAGATTTTCAACTTTTTTTATTACTTGACTTGATATTTCATCTTTTTCATGATTCTCTTTTTCAGAATCCAACAGTCCATATACAGTATGATTCCATATCTTGTCCTGTACTAAATTACTTATATTCTCCATAATCACATGTTTAAATTTACTTTATTATCCAATGCAATCCATGCTTGAACTCTTACTCCATTAAATATTTGCCCTCCCAATAAATCTTCAACATTATTACCTACTTTATCAGTTATTTTCTGCTCCACTTGATTAGATAGATGATTCCATAACATAACCCTCATCTTATAATTTACATGATTTGATACTTTACTTCTTATATTCTTCATAATCTAATATTTTGTTTCATGATTATTGTCTGCATACGTAATCGCAGATTAAGAGGGATATATATTTGTTTATTTGTTCCGAAATTCGTATGTAAAGATATACGCTTAGTCCATACCAAATAATTAGTAGATATACATTCCCTCATTTTATCTTTAATATTTTTCATAACCTAATATTTTGTTTTACTCTATTTTCTGTTTGGGTAAATATTGGATCATTCACTTTATTATCTGCTATAATCCAAACTTTATTACTCACATGCCAATTAAATCCTTTTCTAAATTTTAACATTGTCTGGACTAATTTATCATTCATCTGGCCCGCCATAACATTTTTAAGATTATTCATGATTATTTTTTTTTAAACGAATAAGTATTTGCTTGTTTACTTGAGAACCTGCTTGATTCCATAATTTTCTCATTCTCACTGTGCCACTCACATTTTCTTCAACTTTGTCCCGGACGCGAACTCTTATTAGTCCCCATAAGCCATCAACTTTATCACTTATGCGTTTCCATACTTCATTTTCAACATTCTTCATATTTCTAAAATTTGTCTTATGCGTTCCCATTCTTGATCTAATACTTTAGCTTCTAATTCATCCCCTACTCCATTTCCAATTCGATCCCATATTTGCTTATCTCCCTTGTTCCATATTTTTTTTCTTAATTTAGTTACTACTTGTTCACTTAGTTGATTAATCAAAAGCGTCCTTACTTGATACATCTTTTCGTTAATTTGATTTTTAGTTTTCATAACTTCATGTTTTGTTTACTTGTTCATACAACCTATCCCGAACTTGTCTATATGCCCAACTACTTGTTCCGGAATTTGTTTTAGTCCTCACATCACTCCTTACTTTTCTGAAAACTAGATTTACCAATACAGCACCTGCTGGATTCGATAGCTTATCTCTTATTCCACTTGCTATACTATTATTCACATTGTTCATAATTTGATATTTTGTTTTACCGGCTGCCATACTATATAACGTGCTCTATTTTTTACTTGATTCCGGACTTCATTATGAACTTGCCTAGATGTTAATAGCCATAATTCATTAAGCAGTTGAGTACCTCCCTGCTGCCATATTTTAGCTTTAATTTTATCCTTTACATTCTTCATAACTTTATTTTTCTTATTACTTGATCCCGTACTTGGTTTTTTGTTTGAAAATATACTTGACCATATATCCTATTATATACTTGATGACTTACTTTACCCTTTACACGAAGTACTGTTTCAGGAGTTACTATATTTTCCATTTTATCATACATCGCATATAGTATTTGGCTTTGTATTTTATTTTTAAAATCATCATCATCTACATTCTCCATTTTTTGTCTTTTCTCGTTTATAAAAGATGTTAAGGTTTCCGGAGATTCTTTACTTAGAGCATCATCCAATTTTCTTTCCAAATCCTTTAAGTTAATCATTTCTTATACTCTTCTGGGAATCTACTATCACCCCATAAAATAGGCTTGTCCAAACATTCTAACATCCGAATCAGCATAAATCTAAAATCTGTAGCATTCTCAATTTCCATTTTACAAGATTCTATAGTAGATGCATCAGGAGTTCCATCCTCATTATAATAGACCTCATGAATCTTGAATACAACATGCTTTCCAACTTCGTAAGCTAACACTCTATAATTCCAACTCATAAAACAGTTTTGCGCGGGGAACCCAAATAAATAATAACATCCCAGCAATTAGATAATAACATCCTTAACATGAATACAAAGATACAACATAAAATAATAACATCCAAATAAAACATCAATAAAGACATTAATATAATCATAACTTTATATTTCGTATTACTTGACTAACTAATCCCTCCTTAATTTCAATATGCATAAAAACACTTATTTGATTCCACACTTTAAATCTTACTGGGCTACTAACTTTATTACTCATTGGAGACATTAATTGATTTCTTATTTGTTCACTTACTTCATTTTCAACATTCTTCATAACTTTATTTTTTGTGCTACATGATACCATACCTGTCTCCTTACTTGATCCGCCAATTTATTAGTAGTTAATTCAACCATTTGATTAGTTACTTTACCGGATACTTTCATTTCTATTTTATGCTCTACTATATTTCGGGTGTGCACTCTTAAATTCATCCATAATTTATCACATGAAGATGCTGTTTGTTTCTGTACCTTTTTCATAACTCCATATTTTCTTTTATTTGAGCCCATACTTGCAAACATACCTGCTCCCTTATTTGAGTCCATACTTGACTAGCTATTCTAGCTTCTACCTGGTCATTTACTTGACTCTTAACTACAACCCTTAGTGTATTTCTTTTCATTTTATTATCTATAGTTTCATTTACATTCTTCATAACTTCATGTTTTCTTTTACTTGAAAAGCTATTTGATTTGTTATTTCAGTTGTTGCTTGATATCTTAATTGAATTAGATCCTTGATTAAATACCATACCTGAGTATTAATTTTATTACCTAGTTTTATTCTTAATTCACTTCTCAATTCACCACTTATTTTTTGGTATACTTGTTTCTTTACATTTATCATAATTTCTTATTTTGTTTTAATTGAGCCCATACTTGCAAACATACCTGATCTCTGGGTTTCACCCACACTTGACTGTCTATTCTAGCTTCTACCTGGTCATTTACTTGACTCTTTGTTAAAATCCGTAGTAGATTTCTTAATCCAATATTCATTTTATAAGTTATAGTATCATTTACAGTCTTCATACTTTTCTTATTGGCCATGATGCGTCTATGTTTTCCTGCACATCAATATATAATGAATCAAATATCTGTCCTCTTATTCTACTCCCTATTTTATCTTCTACCAAGTCCCTTACTTGATTACCTATAGTACTCCATACTGGACTTTTTACTATAATTCTTATTTCACTACTTACTTCATTTCGCACATTCTTCATAACTTTATGTTTTCTTTTACTTGCTCCCACAATTGATTACTTACTTTATTACGTACTTGATTACGTACTTGATGATTTACTTCATGCCGTACTTGATCCTCTACTCCATACCATACTTTATCACATACTTTATCACTTATTTTTTCACTTACATCCTTCATAACTTTATGTTTTCTTCTACTTGCTCCCACAATTGATTACTTACTTTATTTTTTACTTGACTCTGTACTTCCTTCGATACTTGGTTCCATACATCTTTCCATACTTTACTACTTATTTTACCACCTACTTTATCACTTATTTTTTCACTTACATCCTTCATAACTTTACATTTTGTTTTACTTGAGCCGATTGTTGATTACATACTTGAATCCATACTTGATCGCTTATTTTCTTCCATACTTGATTCCACACTACATCATCTACTTGATGCAATACTTTACTTCCTATCTTCTGTCTTACTTTATTTCTCATATCCCTCATAACTTTACATTTTGGTTTATCTGTCCCTAAATTTGATTTGATAATTGGTCATGTTTAATCTCTCCAATTTGAATACATGCCTCACCTCATTACTTACTCTACCCTTTACTCTATTACTTACTTGATTTCGTATTTGATTGCTTACTTGATCGCGTACTTGCTTACTTACTCGAGTCCATAATTTACTACTTGCTTTACTCCATGTTTGATTCATAATATCTCTTACATGCTCTCTGACTTTGTTATCCACATTATTCATAACTTCATATTTTGCTGTACCTGTTTAATTACTTGAAGTCCCAATTGATTCCATGCTCGATTCCATACTTGAATACATACTTCATTACTTACTTCATCTTTATTTTTTATCTTCCCTCCTATTCCATTCCTTAGTCGCCTGGTTATTTTATCATGTACTTCCTTATTTACATTCTTCATAACTTTACATTTTGCTGTACCTGTTTAATTACTTGAATCCATAATTGATCACTTGTCTGCTCAATTATTGGATCTCTTACTTTAATCCACACTTTATCTCCGACTAGATTCCCTATTTTACCGTCTGCTTGACTCACCATTTTACTTGCTATCCTCTCTCTTACTGTATTTTCTACATTCTCCATAACTTTACATTTTGTTTTACCTGGTTTTCTGAATATTTCGCGGGGACACTACATAATACATAATCCCAGCAATACATCATTTAATCATAATACAAACATACAACATTAAAATAACATATCCAAACATAATAACAATAAAAACATTTACTCCATCATTTATACCATCATAAAATAAAACATCATTCATCATACATCTAACATCAATATACATTCCATCCTACTTTATTCCCTAATGTATTCCCTCATTTACTCCATCATGTCCGGTATCATGTACGGTATCATAGTCGGTATCATGTACGGTAACATCTATTCCATAAAGACATTCATATATCATAACATCATCTATAAAGCATATCAGTAACATAAAGAATAATAAATGTAATCCTAATCAACATGACTGTAACATGGAAAGATATGTGATAAATGAAAGAAAATGATATAAATAGAAAGGTCAAATCAATCACGTGTAGGAGTAGTACTGGAAGTGATGTGCAAGTATCGGGAAATGCGCAGCAAAAAATACGTTCTATGTTGTATGTTAAGTTGTAGTGCATCTGGGTTAATATGTGGATAAGTGGGGAGATGTCAGGCGAATTTTTTCATCGAATGCCTTTATTTCGCACACACGAGGCTTCTAATAAACTTTGGGCGGAACCCTTCGTCTAGTTCCACCCACCATGAGAAGATGCAGCAGAATGAACGCTACATGCCTAAAAATGGATTCTATGATGTCTAATTGGAAAGCATGTTAAACACATATTTAAATCCATAATATAAGAGGGTTGGAGTGATTATTAGGATGAAAGATATGATGTATACCTGTTTGTCCGTTAGTTTAGATACCCAATGTTCATTATTTTCTTCCATTTTGTTTAGTATTTTTCCGTTTCATTAAAGATTACTATAGGTTCAATGGCCTGTTCAAAAGCGTAGGCAACAACTTTTCCGTCCATGTCTTTATCTACTACTATGTGATCCCTATCTATCTTAGCATCATACCATCCATGTCCGAGCTCAAGATATGTTACACCATCCTCTTTTACCTTAACTAACAACAATAACTTACAACCATCCGTATTCATGTCTATATTGTAACCACTTGCAGCATCTTCCGGTACTTCCGACTTGATGTCATGCCAAATTATTTGATGTACATAAGCTCTATTACCACCAACTAGAGAGTTCCAAGCTAGCTTTTTCTTGGTCTTTCTCTCCTTTTTTGTGGCTTTTTCCATGGCAATTACTCCGGAATTGTCTTGTAATGCTAGCTGTCTAAGCATTTCGGAAACAGTTTTACCTTCTGTCTTAGCCATTTCTTTGATTGTTTTCTTTAGTCCTTCCGTCATTTTAATCACTACGTTAGTACTTTTTCTTTCATCATCCGTCTTATATGGGATGCTTTTCTTATTGTTTTTCTCCATTTTGTTTGATTTTTGCAACATTACATCGAAAAAACATGATTAATGATGTATTTTTCCATCATTTGTGCATTTTTTAGACATTTTGTTGTGCATTTTTAAGAATTGTTGATAAAAAATAGCATTGATTGTCAACATTTTATGATTTTTTTGATCTTTTTGTGACTATAGAGATAGAATAAAATGCATCTTTCTCATCTAATTGACATGTTTAAAATTGAAATACCATTGACAATCAATCATTTACATTTTTTGTTGATCTTTTTGTGGCCGGGGAGATAGAAACATAAAGAAAGGGGACCGGCTTTAACCAGTCCCCTTCTCACATGCAACCATTAACCAAGTATGTCTATGATACATGCGAGGGATAGAGCCATTCCGGAGAAGATTAACAATGCTCCTGGTACTTTCTTTTCCCAAACAGATGTTACTGTTCCTTTGTCGGCTAAGACTACTAAACCCATGATCATAAAGATAATGGCTACAATTGATAACGCAACTAAAACGGTTGTTGATAACATTTTAAAAAGATTTAATGGTTATGTTAAAATTAATTCATGTGATATTAGAATGGTAAGTCGTCGTCGGATAGTACTGAGCTTGGCGCCGTAGTATTAACCGGTACTGTTATGGGATCATACTGGAATACATCGTCGAACTTATTCTCTTTAGGTGCAGGCTTTGGTTTTGCTGCGTAAGTTGATTGTCCTTTAGCTTCGTCCTTCTTGTAAGTGTCTATGCTAATGGCGTGGGTCCGGAACTTATCCTCTTCTTTTACTTCCTTTAGTGGCCATGCGATAAGCGGTAGATATTTCTTCCCAGTCTTCTCGGACACATAGATGAATTGAGATACTTCCGGATCCTTCATACATAATTCGAATAGGTCTGTGATACATATACTCATACCAAAGCCAGTCGAATCTTTTGTTTGGATTAGTCTGCCGTTACCTACAAACTTTTTACTCTTCTGTTGTTCCATGTTAATTTATTAATGGGTTGCACCCTGTTTGTTAATGTTTATAAATTCTGTGATCTGTTTGGCCATGTTCAATGTAATCCATGGAAATAACTTACCGTTCTCTTCCATGCTTACTATGTTTATGTTACCGGTCGGATTGTGGATCATTGCCATGTACTCCATGTATTGTTTATGAACCGGATTAAAGTCACCGGTTAAAACATACAATTCAACTCCGTCGGTTTGTAGTCGTTTACCGCAGTACCTAACTCCGTTCAACCTAATGGAGAGTGCGTCGTTGAACCGTTCTTTAAATGTCTCCAAAGTCATCGTAAGCATCTTTTATGAATTGTTTACTTAATACGTACATGTAGTGAGACTTAAACGTTTCTTTTGCTACGCCGTATATTTCCTCCTGGCTTTTCCTTGCCTTTATATCTTTCTCTAGCTTCTGTACTTCCGGAGAGTAGGTATAGGTCTTCTTCGTTACTTTCGTTACCGATATAAAGGAAGTAGATAACGTTTCTAAATTCTCTTCAGCCAGAGCCTCCTGTACTTCCTTCTTAAGTGCGTTCTCTTTTTCCTCTAACTCTTTCCGCTGTTGTATGAGTACTGCCGTTCTATTTAACAGCCGTTCTATTTTTTCATTTTCCATGTTGATCATTTTAATATGCTGCAAAGATAATACATTCTTTTGATATATGCAAGCCCCGGCGAATATTTTTTTGCATATTTTTTTGGGCTCTAATCCAAATGCGTTCCTTAATTTTCCGCGGGGCCATTTTTCCAGGCCCGGCGAACAATTTATGCCGGTAGGGTTAATATACCTTTACATGATTTATAATATTTTCCTCTTTCAGAATCTATTTCTATCTCATGATTTATTTCATCTATGAATTCTTTAAGCTTTGGAACTTTTACATTTTCAGATACTTTTACCATGTAATCTAAAAATACTTTTGTATCTTCTTCCGTTTTCAATAAGAATGCTTGCATGTTCTTTTCATCATCTTCAAACAATGGAAAGAAGAATACATTTGTATCATCTTCCGGATCTTCTATGAGTAGATAAGCAGTACATAAATAATTGGAATCTGGAAATGTTTTAATAGATGTAATGACGTTATTGAATATTTCCATCTTATTATCTATGGACTCCCCTAATGATAATGAGTCTAATGATATGAGATCCGTTGTATTTAATTTTTTAGACATGTGTTGAAATGTTTTTAATTGGTTAATAAAAAGAACTTCACCGCCGAAAGTAGATCCGGGTAGGTCTTGTAGGTACCACCGTCAAATGTGTACCGTCTCTTCTTCGAGTTGTAGATTACTTCCCGCTCTTCTCCCCGGAACGACATTACCAGGTTGTTCCTTTGTGGTACCACGAACATTAGCATGTGATTGATACCGTCTATTACATCTGTACTCCGGTCAACTATAACGTACTCGAACTCATCTTGATCAGGCAACAGGTTTTCAAACAGAACAGTATTGTTTATCACGCAACTAATTTGTCTTTGACCATAAGATGAAAACACTCCTAAGAGTAAAAAGGTTGAAAGAATTAATCTCATATAATTGATTTGTTTGTTTTAAAAAGGAAGGTAGGTTAACCGGGGAGGTTAGGGCCCACCTTCTAAAATGCACCACTTAAACTTTG